ATGAGCTTCTCGAGCTTCAATAGATCGCTGTCACTTGTGATATATATAAACAAACTAGTTATATCATCCACTTGCTGATTCTTTGATCTTACAACTTCCTGAGGTTGTATCGTTTTATCTATCTCGTTGATGAGTTTGGTATGTTTTCTGATCGCTGAGATATCAGCATTTAAGAATTGATGTTCTTTTAAATCGTCGTCTTTTATCTTTTCGTCATAGATAATGCGCCTAGTATTGCCTTTTAAAGCTGGCCATGAATTCTGCACACTTGAGATAATGCCAGCCTTTTCTAGTCGTTTTAAATGCTTACTGATATTCTGCTGAGTACATCCTAGATCATCAGCAATGCGCTGCAAACTTACGAAACTATAACCGCCCTTATTGCAATAACTAGCCAACACTGCCAGCACTCTTAGATTCTCACCTGATACTTTTCTATTTAAAAAAGCTTTTAATGGCACCACGCAGAACTTCCGCAAGTCCTCGTTTTTAACGACTTTGAGCTTTATTGGCTCAGGTATGTGATAACTTTTACTTATTGAATTGCTTCCATTCATATAAACATTGTATCAAAAATAAGTGTTTTAATCTATTGACAACCCTTAAAAACGGGTCCATGATTCACACATCGCAGCAACACAAGCGATATTTTAAATAAACTATAAAAGGTATATAAAATGACACATACATATAAAAACGCAAGCCAATTCAAACAATTCACGCCCGAACACGACGCGATAATGAAAACTTATCTTGAGCCTGTTCTTAACGCTTGGGAGTCTTATTCAAACCTAGGCTTTAAATATAGCGTTAAAGTTCCCGAGTCTTTTACATTCGTTGAATTTAAAAGCGGTTGGGATCAAGATGATTTCATTCATAATAACAGCGCTCATAAAATTGCTACTGATCTTGGCTTCGTTCCCGAGGTGGATGTATGTTCGGGACAAGACTATCCACGCTACTCAGAAAAGAACTGCCAAGACTCGTTAAGGTTCTTTTTTAAGAATGCTAACGAAGCTTGGATGTTTGCAGCTCAAATCGAAGCAACGATGGACTGCATTGAAGAAAACAAATTATCAGCTTTATATTAATAACAAACTTTAAAAGGTGAATATTATGAATAAGACACAAAAAGCAACTATTAAAATTATCAATAGAGCGTACACAAAACTATCCATTCTTAATAATATTAAGTGGACAGCATACAGAGACGAATTATTTAATCTCAATCTAAGAGACGAAAAAAGACACCGCCAGTCGTTCGGTAGTGGCCGAAAGTTTGATTCACCAATGGCCGATTGTGCTAGGTTGTTTGTCGTTCGTAACATCGCCGAGTCACTTATTGCGCCAAATTTATATCAAGTCTCTGATTTATTGCAAGTTAGAGAAAGCGCCATTAAATCTCAAGCCCTAGTCAATACTTATTATGATCGCATCATGGATGCTTTAAAAGATGAGGACATACACGAGCTTGCAAACCTAGATTATATTCAATTAATTGACTATCCAGAATATGAGCGTCAGCAAGTTATGAAAGCCGAATATTTGGCTAGAAAGGCGGCTTAATATGAAACTCGAACAGTATATTGCAATTTATAAAAGCCATCCAAAATGGGAACTCTTAAACATTAAAAAAGCCTTGTCATCGCTTGGAGGTTTTCTTAACTCTGATGATGACAATTTAAGGCTTGAAGCTGTCATTACAGTCTTAAAAATGAAACGACAAGGGGCTTAATATGACTAACTTATTAAAGCAATTTATTTGGCTTGTATTAGGGTTTATAAGCGCTTATTGCTGGCTTGTCTTATTACTAGCATTCTAAAGTTATCTTTTAAAGCCTCTTTTTAGGGGCTTTAAGGGGCTAATTTTGGCCATTAAACCATGAAAGGTATTAATAATGACTATCAACATTTTAGAACTAGATCAAGTATGCAATATCACTCAGGAAGTTTATTTTGATATTGTGGATCATTTTGGCATTGCTAAAAAATGTATTGAGCATGATCCAGAAAATCAAGACGGCACTCGCAATACTGAATATGGCGAGGAATTATATAACTTGATTGAATATGCTGTTAAAAATGCAATTGATTTTCAAGACTAACTAAACCACGAAAGGTAAACAAAATGAAAAAGAACTATATAGCTATAACTGAGCATGGATCTATTTTTTTAGGCCAGCATTTAGATAGAGAGGATGCTTTAAATGATGCTGTGGATCGTTTTAATATTCATCAAGCTAACAATTATCTTATAGTCAATGAATTTGAAGCGGCTGGAATTGCTTTTAATATAGGCCAGCAAGTGAGCTTTTATGATGAATAAATTTATCGCATATTATCGCGTGTCTACTGACAAGCAAGGCCAATCAGGCTTAGGTTTGGAAGCTCAAAGGACTATATGCTACGCCTATGCGCGTAGCATTAATGCGGAAATCATCTCAGAATATACTGACATTGAGAGCGGCTCTCATAATGATAGGCCAGAGCTGCTCAAGGCGTTGGCATTATTGGAAATTGAGAATGGTTCCCGCTTACTTGTAGCGAAGCAATGTAGACTTACTCGATCGGTTGCATTGATGAGTAGCCTATTGGAAAAGAAGGTGCCGCTTACCATAGCGGAAACGCCCGAAGCTAGTATTTTTGAATTACATATTCGAGCGGTATTAAATGAGGAAACAAGGCGGCAGATCTCAATCAATACGCGCAATGCGTTAATGGCCGCCAAAGCAAGAGGCGTTAAACTTGGCGCACCTAGAGAGATGATGAGAGTCATCGCTGTCAAAGGCGGTCAAGCACAAGCCAAAGTTAAGATAGCCTACGCATTAAAAATCAAACCTATGTTTGACTTGGCCATGGAAAATTGTGGCCGAGCATCATGTCGCAACATCGCAAAGAAGCTCAATGAACTAGGCGTTAAAACGTACTCAGGAAGCACGTGGACAGCGCCTAACGTATCTTATTATCTAAACAATATCAAAGACAAGGAAAACATAAAATGGTAGGAAAAGTCACGCCCGATGACATGATGTCATGCTCAAGGCTTCCAGCATTATTAGGTTTCAGTAAGTTTAGAACGCCTAATGATGAATTGAAGTATTCAATTAATGCACTTAACGGAGAGGCTAATGAATTTACAGAACAAGAGCCTATGTTATGGGGAAACCTTACAGAGAAGTTAATATTGTCCGAGAGCTGTAAAAGGCTTGGCGTTGATATTGATGATCTAGCCCATGATAAACCATACTTTCATCCTGATATACCATTGGCTACAAGCCTTGATGGCACTGCGTCTGGCAATGGCACAACAATCTACACTGACATTGACAAAGGTATTTATGTCATGGGGCATGATTCAATTAAGCTTGATGGCTATGGTATTTTAGAAGCAAAGCTTACTGCTCAAGAAGTCGAGAATGAGCCAGCGCCATATCGTGGTGTCATACAGCTTCAAGGCCAAATGGATATTATGAAAGCATCATGGGGCGCTCTTTGTGTGTTATACAAGGGTACAACATTGCGTATCTTCCTATACCCCATTAATGAAGATCACATCAACATGATTCACAATGCTGTCGAGGATTTTCAGATGCGTTTGGATAAGTACAAAACAAATCAAGAGATTGAATGGTATGACTTACAAAACTCTTTTGAAGCCAGTCGTGTGTTTGATCGTGCTGAAAAGAGTACGATTGAGTTACCCGAAGTTGAGATCCAAGCTGAGAAGATCATAACAATTCGTGAGCAAATTGCGGAGTTAGAAGCACAGATTGATCGCTTGCAAATCAACATCATGGAACATATGAGGGATCACGAAGTATGTAATGCGGGTCGTTACAAAATCTCATGGCCTATGCGTTCTTACAAAGCACAGCCAGCAAAAACTGTGCCAGCTAAAGAAGCGTACGTCATTCGTCAGTCTAAACTTTCAATCAAGGATCGTATATGAGTAAAGATTGGACAGGAAATAGTGTAGCTTATGCTAAAACATTGGGAGCTAGTAGTCATGCTAGCTATGAAAGAGAAGCAAATGATTATTATGCTACAGAACCTAAAGCAGTTAGATTGTTTCTTGAAATAGAAAAATTTGAAGGTAAGATTTGGGAATGTGCTTGTGGTGAAGGTAGTTTATCAGATGAAATGAAAGCACTTGGGTATGATGTTTATAGTTCAGATTTAGTTGATAGGGGTTATGGAGAAGTAAAAGATTTTCTTTCTATTGCAAATAATCAACAAATAGATATGAATATTATTACTAATCCACCATATAAATATGCTAATGATTTTATTGTTAGGTCTCTGTCTATTATGCAAACAGGTAAAAAGTTAGCATTATTTTTGCCAATAAGATATTTAGAAGGCAAAGCTCGCAAAAAGATATTTAAAGAAAACCCACCTAAAATTATCTATGTAAGTAGCAGTAGATTAGTATGTGCAATTAACGGAGAGTTTGATAAACAAAAAGGATCGGCAGTTTCTTATGCTTGGTTTGTATGGGAAAAAGGTTATCAAGGTACAACAACTATAGATTGGTTTAATTGATATGAATGACCAAAATCGTTTTGAAGCAGAAGTTATGAATGAATTACAACAACAGGAGAAAAGTATGAAAACTATATCAGCAGCATTTATTAAAGCACAGAAGGAGTTTGCCCCAGCAATTAAGACAGCTACTAACCCGCACTTCCGCAGTAAGTATGTGAACTTAGAAGGGTGTATTGAAGCAGTCATTGACGCACTACATAACAATGGTATTGGTCTTATCCAAAAGACTCACGATTGTGATGATGGTGTTAAGGTAGAGACTGTATTTATCCATGAATCAGGTGAGACTTTAAGTGGTGGTATCTTGCACATCCCAGCATCTAAGATAGATCCGCATGGCGTTATGGCATCATTGACTTACTGTCGTAGAGGTAGCCTTATGGCTGCTTGTGGCATAGCTCCAGAGGATGATGATGGTAATTTAGCTACAGAAAGGTCTGGCAGTGTTGTAAAAAAGCCACAAACTAAGGAATATACCTTCTATATTCCTAATAAAGACCCAATAGAGGTATCGGATGTATTGACATGGCAAGCAAAATTTGATCAAATGTCTGAACAGCTAGTTAATTCTAGCTTAAACCCAGAGGATAAGATATCGAAACTTAAAGCATTAGTAGACGCTAATCAGCCAACACTAAATCGCTTACCCATAACAGTTAAGATGCAATACATAGGCAAACAAGCCACACGCATCAACACAGTGAAAGGACAATCAAATGAAACCAATTAAGACAGACTTCAATGCTTTTGAATGGCGTTACCCACGATCATTTAAAGAGCTTAATGGCTATGAATACGAGGTGACAATGGAGTCACCCAAAGAGAAAAGGCAACGCATATGGAGAGCAACAAAGATCTTCGTAGGCATTGCCTTATCATTGTATGCTTGGCTTATTTATTCATTACGTACATTGTAACTTCGAAGCCAAAGCGCATTTCAGTAGCAGCTGGTTTTGTCCACATAATAATCTCCTAAAAGTTATACACAACTTGTGTATGAGTTTATTATGCGCCTAGTATATAGAATGTATATACGTAAAACCATGAAAGCTACCTAGTGAAGGAGACTTTATGTTAGATATTGCAGCAGTCATGTGTATGAGTTTAACCATGTTCCATGAAGCCAGAGGTGAACCTATCTCTGGCCAAGTGGCAGTGGGGTATGTGCTTTATCGGAGAGCTGACTTTGACCAAAAGAATATATGCTCGGAGACTTTCAAACCACACCAGTTTGAATGGACTAAAAAGACAAAGCATGTTCCGCCTTACAAAACACTCAAACCATTTATAGAATTATCCCAAAAAATTATCCAACAACAAATCAAAGACAGTAGCAAGGGAGCTAGTTACTTTCATAATGTTAAGATGGATAATCAATGGGGTATGAAGCCAAGAACTATTATTAACAATCATATATTTTATTAGGAGAATATTATGGATGACGAGTTAGAACCTAAGAAAGTTAAGAAACCACTCAAAGGATTGCAAAAGTTATACGAAGATCCAACTGAGGATGATGATGACATCAAAGATTTTAAGTTTG